TCAAGCGGTTGCGGGTCCGTTCCAATGGGAGCCACCGCCACCAATGCGAACGCCGGCCCAAAGCAGAAATGCTCGCCATACCGGCACGCCGGAAACCAGCGCCGCCTCGCGCAGAACAGCGTCTGCCACGCTCCGCGGTACGACGTGAGATCCGTACAGCCAGTCGTGCAGAGCAGAGGCTTCATGGGCCGTATCGCCCGTTAGCAGGAAGGCAACGGCGATGCGCGGTACCGAAGCAAAATCCGTGAGACTTCCCTTGGGCACGGTGAACGTCTGCTGCGCCACGTCAGACTGATACACCAGTGGTGCAGTGAGTCGCCAAGTGCCGCGCCCGCTGTTCGTGGCATCGCTAACTAGCTCGACTTCGAGGCCGGACAGAAACGCGCTCATTGGTCAATCTCCGGAAGATCGACTGTCTGGCCTGCGAGTTTGTGAGTGCAATCGCCGAGGAAGATGATTTGCCCCGGCTGCGCGCCGTTGCAGCCTACGAAGGAGTGGCAAACCTTGTGGCTACGATCCGGGCCTTCATCCCATTGACTAAGAACGCTCGGCCCAAAGACTGGGCGCTCCATGTCGCCGTTAAACGACCAGTGCGGCTTTCCGGCTACGTGCGGCGACTCCACCGACTCCCTAGGCGGCAACCAACTCACCGGCAAGATGTGAACCCCTATCCGGCCAACAGAAGCGCACCCGGGGCACAACCACTTGATGCCGTAGAACAACCCTTCGCTGTCGCGAATGATCTTGGCTTTCATTGCAGCGGCGCACCGGCAAGAGGCGTGGACGCGGCGACCGGAGCGGTAGCCGTCCCGACAGGCGCAAGGCTGATCGCAATGTTGAACGCCAGCACGCCCGTATCAATCGCAGCGTCGGCGGCCTTGATCTTGTCAGGTGACAGCGACGACGAGTCCACCAGTGACTTGATGAGCGGCAGCGTCGCATTCACGACCGGCTGAAGGTCCGGCTTGGCAACCGACGCACCGGCAGAGCATGCCTTGTCGACTGCGGGTTGAACGGTATCGGTCAGCGTCTTTTCCGCGCCACCAGTGAATACGCCGTCGCCCTTCAGGATTGCGATTTCGCCGTTGGCGGCGCCACAGGCGATGCTTACCTGTTGAGCAAACGTCAGGGTAGGGGCGGAGCCGTTGCAGGCGGTCAGCGAGAGCGCGACAAGGCCTGCCGCGAGCAGCATGATCTTCTTCATTTCGATGATCCTAGGGAGTGAGTTTGACGATAGCCGCGGCAGCTTGGCCGGCTGCGTTTGCGACGTTGGAGATGACGGCGCCTTGGGCTGTAACGGGTGCGGTAGCGCCTACGCCGGTCTCGTTGAAGTGGACCGTCACTACACCATCAGCGGTGGTCGTCAGGTCAAAGGAGAGGGCGCTGATGTCTTTGGAGTTGAGCGCAACGGCCTCGCAACAGACCATGCGTTGCAAGCTGGGCTCATAGAACGGCTTGACCGAGTAGGCGGCTTGGCCAGCACAGCCGGTTAGGCATAGCACCAGCAGGGCGGATTTCATGCCGCGGGCGGCGTCGGTGAGTCGTCGGCCTTCTTCGTGCCCGAGTTGGTCACGACGTGATAGAGGCCGAGACCGCCAAGGCCAATCTTGATGTTTTCGACGTAATCCGTCGCCGGGACTTTGCCCGTATAGACGAGATACGACCAGGCCGCGAACAGAACACCGCCTACAAGCAGCTTTTGCGTTACTGGAGAGATGTTGGACAGGTTCACTCTTGCTCCTTGTCGGAGAAAGGGCGGCTCTTGAGCTTGCCGAGCCAGATGGCGGCGTCGAGCAGGACGTCGACGTTGAAACTGCGGAAATTCCCGAGATGGCCGAACCAGAGATGGCAATTGACGCCACTCTTTTTCGATTCGCAGAGCGTCACCAGATTGGACGGATCTAGCTCGAGATCGGGATGCAAATGGAAGGGGCGGCGATGATGGACTTCCAATTTCTCGGAGCCTCCGCAGACTTCACAAACCGGATGGAGCGCCAAATGCTGCTTGCGCACCGTAGGCCAGTGACCCGAGCGCGCAGTAGTGATCGGATGCTTGCCCTTGGCAGCATCGACTAGGTGTTTGAGGATCGGCATACTAGTTTGCGTTCGCAATGGTCCACGACGACACCGACACCTGCACGCCCGTCGAAATCGTGGCCGAGCCAAGATTCAAATCACAACCAGACGTGCCAACGGTGCCGTCCACGTGCGCGGTGCCGCCCGAAGTTGTCATGCGGAACCAGGTGGCGAGCGTGCCGCCCGATCCAGCTCCTGCCGTACCAGTGCCGGCGGCGATGGCGTTCAGCGTTTCGACGCCTCCGGATTCAGTGCCAAAGGTGGCGCTGCACGTAAGCGTCGCGAGCAAGACCTGCGATGTGATCGCGGTATCAGGGCTCGCCGGCTGCGTGCCGCTATAGATGTTGATGAGCGCGCTTGCGCCCAAACTCGTTCGAATAGCCGCCTGCTGCGCGTTCTTCAGGACGGCGCTGTACTTGAGGTTTGATGCCATCTAAATTCCTTCGGGAATAAAAAAGCCCTCACATGGAGGGCTTGTTCGGTAGTGGGCTGGGATTACTGCGCAGCTAGAGGTAACGTCGCTTTCAGGACGAGCGTCTTGTTCGGGTTCGAAGTGGTGCAGGTGATCGCGATCAGATACGCGCTTGAGAAGTTGCCGCCAGATGCGACAGCCTGAACGGCACTCCCGACTGCGATGGTCTTGCCAGCGACGGACAGCGGGGCGGAGTTGACGATCACGCCAGACAGCACCAGCGACGGCGTTGCATCTGTGCCTGTGACTGTCGTGATCTGGGCCGTAGGCGTGCCCGTCAGCGTTTCTCCGCTCGCGAGCATGAGCGTCGCATCGAAGGTGAGCACTGCGGTTTCACGCGGGTCCTTCCAGTCGAATTGCAGGGAGATTGGAATCATTATTTGCACTGCACGTAGAAGGATCGTGAAGGGGCAGTGACGCAGAACATGCGCCCCGGCGATTGAACGAAGAAATCCCGGTGCGGGCCAGCGACGTAGAAGTCATGTTTGAGACATGACACGCAGACAGCGCGAGCGGGAATCTGAACGTAGAAATTAGGATCAACGGGATAGGACTGCGCGCCAATGTGCCCAGCGGCCGACGATGTGTCTGATTGCTGAATGCCGCTTCCCGCGCCCACAACGGGAGGCGCGGTGCTTCCCGATGCGCCTGAGATGTCGTGCGCCTGAGTCGATGCGCCGGTTGCAATGATCCCGACGAGACCGGACCCTGCATCGAGATTCGGCGCCGCATAGGAAGCCCCCGATCCGGCGATGCTGAGATTGCCCGATGCGGCCGATGACGCTGGCTTTTGCGCTGGCGAGGCTATGCCAGCAATCGACAAGGCGCCCACTGCGGCCGATGCATTCGGAGACTGAGCGCTGGAACCTGTCCCGCCGATAGTGCTGCCGGTGGTGCCGGCTGCGCTCGAAGCGTTTGAAGCCTGAGTGCTTGTCCCCGCTCCGGAAATAGCAGATGCGCCAGATGCGGCGCTGCTGTTCGTCGGCTGAGTCGATGCGCCTGAGCCAGAAATCTTGGCGAGGCCCGAAGCAGCCGATGCATTGCCAGCCTGGGTTGATGCTGCAGTGCCGAGTGCCGAAAGCTTTCCAACGCTGGCAGAGGTGTTTGCGGCCTGCGTGCTTGCCGCGGTGCCCGCAATCGAGACTGAGCCCGCCCCCGCATCGGTGTTCGCCTGCTGAGTGCGAGACGCGGAACCGGAGATTGCAACGCTTCCCGAAGCGGTCGAGGCATTGACGCGCTGCGTGGTGGCTGCTACTCCGGAAGCGGCGATAGAGCCGGCCGCCGAGGAAGCGTTGGTCGCCTGCGTAGATGCGCCCGCTCCTGTTACGCCAGCCGATGCCGGCGTGTAGGTGATGCGTATCTGGCCTCCAGCTGGTAGTCCGCCAGACGATCCTCCAATGTTCGACCCGCCACCCGGTGCACCACCTGGAAAGCCACCCGCACCACCTGACGATGCGACGCCGTTATCACGACCGGATCCGCCTCCACCACCTCCGCCCCCGTTTGCGTTGGCCGCGCCTGCGGAGCCATTACCGGTTGTGCCGCCACCATTCCCCGCCGCACCGCCAGAACCATTGTCTCCTGCGCCACCCTGCGCGCCTGTGACGCTTACAGCAGCATCCGCACCGTTGACGCCGTTGCCGTGTGGGCCAGCGGCACCGCCACCACCACCTCCGGGACCGCCAGTGCCAGCCGGGTTGACGTTTCCCTTTCCGCCATTGCCACCAGAGAATTTGACTGTTCCGATGCCCGCGGAGGCCTGCCCACCCAGCCCACCAAGAGCACCCGCAGACCAGCCATCTGAGCCAGGACTACCGCCTTTGGCAAGGACATTTGCTGACGCAGCGACGGCGCTACCAAACCATGTGTCCCCGCCGGCCGTTCCGCTTACACCGTCACCGGAGGTTCCCGCCGCTCCGATGTTGTACGGTATCGGCGTCCCCGCAGTAACGGGCAGGTTGCTGATGGCTGAATATGCGCCAGCACCGGCCCCACCAGCCCCGAAGTTCTCATCGCCAGATGCGCCACCAGACGCGCCCCAGGTTTCAAGGAGGTCGATGGACGAGCAGTTGGCCGGAGGCGTCCAGTTTCCCGATCCACTAACCGTGAGTGTGACGACTGTTTGCGCCATTGACGGAAGGCCCGCGGGCAAGGGTTATACCCTGCGAAGTGATCGCGGGGGATAATATTCGGGAGACGAATAAAATTAAAATATGCGCCAGAGAGATATTCAGGTCGGCATGGTTCCAGACTCCATCGCCTGCGCGAGCCGCTTGGCGCGTGCACCGACTTGACCGGCCCACTTGGAACTAAGCATTCCGGCCGCAGCGACGGCATACGATCCGCGCTGCATCGCTGCCAACGTGTTCTTGAAGCCGAGCAGGCCGCCGATGCCGAGGTTGAAGCACATGTTAGCGACGACGCGCTGGCGCACTTCATCAAGCGAGCGCCACCACGGCAGGGCTTTGTCGAGCTTTACGAGAGTGGTTGCAATGTCGCGCGAGAGCAGTTGATCAACCTGACCGTCGGTGAGCGGACAGGACCAGCCAGCGGGCAACGGCGAGACTTTTACGTTGTGGCCACAACCAACCGTCGGCACGCCCAGGCTGTCGAGGTAGATCGAATACCTGACGCCTTCGTCGCGGCGCAGTTCGGCCTCGAGAAGGGCGACGTTCATCCTTGCCCCGGCCACTTGCCATGCATGAGACCCCAGACGGCCGCCGCAAACGCGATGAACGGGCCGAACCACACCACCAGCTTGCGAAGCACGCGACCGGTCGCCGTGAAGAAGCCGATGCCGCCTTTGGCAAGCTTCAGCAACTCGACTAGTTCTTTCGTATTCGACTCGACGCGCAACGTCGCTTCTGTGTTCGCGGATAGTTCGGCGCGCCAGTCATAGGCCTGTTGTTCGATCGTGCTCATGCGCTGCTCCAGGGCGGTGATGCGATCGCCGCCGTGCGGATGTGGATGGTTCAAGGGAGCCCCGGAAATAAAAAAGCCACCGGAAGGTGGCTGTTGGTCGTGTTATAAAATGCTTGCTTTCCGTATCCGTTCGGATACAATATCTCACATGAACACGATCAACCAAACCTACGAATTCAGCGAATGGCTCAGCGGCCTGAACGACCTCAAGGCGCGCGCGAAGATCGTCGCTCGCATCCGTCGTGCGGAGCTGGGCAACTTCGGTGAATACAAGGTGCTGGTTGATGGTGTGTCGGAACTGAAGATCGACTTCGGCCCCGGCTATCGCGTTTACTTCGCTCGCGAAGGTCGCGTCGTTTATCTGCTGCTGTGTGGTGGCGACAAGTCCACGCAAAAAGCTGATATCCAGCGCGCCAAAGCGATGTGGAAGCAGATACAGGGCTGATAGCCCTTTCTCATAGGAGTGAGAAATGAATCAGATCAAAGTCTCTCGGTTCGACGCATCGGACTACCTCGATAGCGAGGAAACGATCTCCGAATACATCAATGCCGTGCTTGAGGAAGGCGATCCCGAACTTCTGCTTGCGGCAATCGCCGATGTCGCCAAGGCGCGCGGTATGGCCAAGGTTGCGGCCGATGCCGGCTTAGGGCGCGAGAGCCTGTACAAAGCGCTGGCGCCAGGAGCCAAGCCGCGGTATGACACCGTACTTAAGGTGCTTCATGCGCTGGGCGTAAGATTAAGCGTGACGCCTGAGCATGCAAGCTGAGGGTGTCGACTACCATGATGGCCGTTTACATCGCCCTCGTAGCATTGGTCATTGCACTGCTTGCTGTATTGATCCTGCAGCGACGGGAGATCAGGCGGCTGTCAGAGAGAGAAGGAGAGTTGCTTGAGTCGTTGGCTGCCGTGGTCCGATCTAGCGATCGCGTGCGGGATCAATTCGAGAGGCGACGCAAGTTCCGCTTGATATCCGAATCGCAAAGTGACAGCTACGATCGGAAAGCGAGTCCCGATGAAGAATAAGGATTTCTGAATCGACATCTCAATGCCTACGGTATCATCGGCGCGATCGGCGTAAGACAGCCGCCCTGCGAAAGCTCGGCGGCTTTTTCATTGCCGCAAAAATTTCACACTCAGGCACTTGACGGGATAAACCCTAGGGGGCTAATATACGTTCCAGAGGTAGCGCACCGCGCGACCCGAACAACCCGATAGGACGATCCAATGAAAATCAGCTTTCGCACGCGCGTCGAACGCGCACTGCCCAGAAGACATGCCAATCCAATTCAACGAACCATCGACAGAAGACCTGGCGGAGCTCAAGCGCCGTCGCAATGCGACCGGGAAGGAGATGGCCGAGGCGTTCTGGCTGGGGAGCGATCAGCAGTGGCGCAAATATACGGGCGGCAAGGAACCGCGGAAGATGGGACCGCACGTTGCGTTCGTCGGCGCGGCTCGCATGGCTTTGACGGAAGAAGAATTCAATCGTGTGCTGCAGTTCATGGAGACGTTCGGCGCACACGTGCGGCAGGCGTCCGATGGAGAAGAGGGCTAATCGCAGCCCTGACCGCTTGTTTGGCAGCGTGTGGTGGAAGTGGGAACCCCGCTGACACGGTAGCTGCCAAGCCTGTTATTCCAGCGCCGATCCTGCCCGCATCCCCCGCATCGGCGCCCGTCGTTCCGATCGACGTATTCGGTGATGACGTGGCGATGGGTCTCTCTGACTACGGAGCACTCGGAATGCCGACTATCGTTAAGCCCGCATCGGCAAGCCTTCAAGACGCGCTGCAGAAGCAATTTAACGATATCGGCATAACGGTCGCAAACCGCGCGACGGGCGGGCGTGCCGCGAGCCTGATGAACCTGCTCGACGGCATGGACGGCGGCGGGGCTCCATTTGCTCAGCGACTTGCGTCGACGCAATCGACCATCGTCGTGATTAGCTACGGCCTGAACGAGCAATACGGCGGCGAAACAGTATCCGATTTCTCCGGTTACCTCGCACAAGCCATTCAGACCGTGCGCGACGCAGGCAGAAGACCAGTTCTTGAGACTCCGTCGCCAACGTGCGACAGCGATCATCCGTTCACGGCCGAGTACGTCGCCGCCATCAAAGTGGCTGGTGCAACTTACGACGTGCCAGTGATTGATAACTATGCCGCAATTTCGTTGTTGCCTGATTGGCGATCGCATATGGACGCGACATGCACATTGCAAGACGAAGAATTACAGACGTTCAAATCCCGACAGGAACTCATAGTCATCGCGCCGCTTGTCGTCGACGCCATGGGAGATGCTTCTAACGTGCCGTCGCGCTGA